TAGCTGAGACTGTTGAAACGGTAGAAGAACCAGTCGGCGAAGCACCTGTTGAACAGGTTGAAGAATCCGCCAACGAAGCCGAAGCCGAAACCGAAAAGGAAGAAGCAGAAGCAGAAGAACCAGTTGAGGAAACGGCAACTGAGCAGGAAGAAGAAAAGCCTGCTGAAACAACCGAACAAGAAGAACCTAAAGAAAAGGAACAAGAAATGGAAAAAGAAATTGCGAAGGACTCTGTTGTTGCAAAAGCGACTCCAGTTCAGACTGCAAAAAGCGAAAGCAACTATCTTTCTTCAAAGAAAGCTCTCGCTGATTTTAAGAACATCGTTCTTAAACACCATCGTGGCTCGAATGCTCAAATCATGAAAGCTTGGATGGAACATCTTTCGAGCAAAGCCATCTCTGGTGATGCTATTTTGCCTACTCGCATCGAGCAAATCTTCTTCAAGACTTGGACTGACAAAGCCGAGATTTTGAACACCTTCCGTACGCTCGGTGTCCGTTCAGGTGCTATCTATGCGATGAAAGCTACATCAAACGGTACTGCTCTCGCACATGAAAAAGGCGAAACCAAACTCAATCAAGAGCTTGAAGCTGTACGTCGTGATTTGAAGGGTCTTGGCATCTACAAGAAACTTCCTATCGACTTACAAGACCTATTCGATGACGAGACTGGCGAATTGCTAGCATTTCGTGTCGAAGAGTTGGCAGGTCGTGTCGCTCACGCAATCGTAGTAGGTGCTATCGTTGGCGGTTATGCCGATGGTAACGGTCGTGGCTTATTCAGCATGAAGGCTGATTTGGACGGTGCTTCCGCACAGACTCCAGATGACTTCGGCTCTGCTGTTGCAACCGTAATCGCAAATGTCGCTACTGATACCGACATCGCCAAAGCTATCAAGACCTGTGGCGCAGTCAAGGGAGACCGCCGTATTCTTATCGTTCCTGCAGGTTGGATGACAACCGCTCGTATCGCTCTTATCGGTATGAACTATCCTGTCGCTGACCTCGCCGAGTTCGTAGGTGCTGATGAAATCCATGAGTTAGACGAAATGACTGGTAGCGGTTACGACATGATTGCTTACTCTCGTGAATCTTATGTACTCGCAGGCGAGCAAAATGCAACCGTCCGCACCGACTTCGACCTCGACAAGAACCAAGATGTCATGCTCGTAGAACGCTACGTTGCAGGCTCTATGACTGGCTACAAGAACCTTGCAGGCTATAAATCAGCCTAATTCATTAAACGAAAGGAACGATAACGAATGTCATATCTATTACAAAGTGAGACGGCGAAACTACTAGGTCGTTCCTTGACGGCTACTGAAACTAAATCGTTCGATATGTGGGAGCAAATCGCAGAAGCACGACTCTCGAATCTACTCTGTGTGGATAGCCTCGCTGTTTTATTAGAGAAGCTTGGAACAGAAAAGCTCCCTGTCGAATTAAAGTTGGTACTTGCACGTTTCTTCGGTGCTATCGCCTTTGAAAATAGTGTCGAGATAGGAGTTACCTCGAAGAAGGTTGAGGACTTCTCGATAAACTATGACAATGACGAACTGAAGAACGCATTCGCCAATGTCGTGACGGCGAACGGAGATATTATACGCAAGTATTCACAATGTTTTGGAATCAGAAGCGGACGAACATTAAAAGAAGAAGCGAAATACTATCATCATGACCGTATTTGATACATTTCCATCAATCTCGTATGAGTTTCTCAAAATTAAACGAGGTGCGGTTAAAGGGAACGTAATCAAAGAAGCGAGTTCATTTCTCGGTATATTCAAACTCAGACAGAACCAAGAGGAGCAAGGGAATATCGAGCTGTTCAACAGTTCAGCAACCCTTCATGCCCACCCTGAAGACTACTCAGACTTCGACAATCTTGTCGGACAAGGAATCAGGGTTAATGGTACAACTTATGAAATCACGAATGTTACTGGAGGAATGAACTTCGCAAGCGGTCAGATGGAACATCTCACATTCACGCTTCAAAGGGCGGAGTTTATCGATGGAACTTCAAACGACAACCATTGAGTTCAAAGACAATTCAGCGAAGGTTCTACAAGAGGAAGAAAAGAGAATCAACGAAGCTTTATCTAGTATGGGAGACTCGATTCTCAATCTTGCTCAGATGTATGCGCCTGTTCTTACTGGTGCATTAAGGGCTGACGGTAGAGTTGTCAAAGAACCCAATTCAGTCACAGTTCGCTTCGGCGGATTTAGCGTTCCATATGCTCGCAGAAGGCATTACGAAAACAACAAGCATCCTGACACCAAATACTACCTCGAAAGGGCAGGAAATCAGGTTGCTCGAAAAGGAGTTCAATTCTATCTATGATTACTTTGAATCTACTTCAGCTCCTAGAGAATAACGGATTCGGCACGATAGACGAAGACTTGTTTTGGGAAAAACTCACGCTCGGCGAACAAGGTGTATATATTTCATCTGTCGGCAACCCAACAACGAGAGGCTCTCGCAGGATTCAAACCTTTGAACTCTATTCGAGGGCAGATTCGGACGTAGCAGGATGCCGAAAACTTCGTGATATTGTGGATTTCCTCAATTCGTCTTATTCACTATGTTCGCTTCCGAAAGTCGTTGATAAAGATAACCCAAACGAGGTTCTCTCGGAACAAATAGACAATACTACAATCATGCCATGCTCATCTATTACCGATTACGGACTAGACAGTAACGGTCGGATTATATGGACGGCAACAGGCACGATTCTCTACTAACAATAAAGGAGTCAAAATGCAACCACTAAAGGCAGGAACTTACGAGATGAGCATCGGCGACGTACTCATTCCTGCGGAATTGCTCGGAGACATTTCGCCAAACTATGACGAAGCGACCACCGATGCAGATACGCAAGCAGGTACTCGCACAACTCCTCTCGGCAAACCTGAGACGGCGGAATTGACCTTTACGCTTTATCTCCCAAGTATCGACTACTTGAAGACACTTTGGGAAGAAGCGTACAGCGCAGGCACTTCCCCACAAACGACTGGCAACATTATCTTCGGTAATGGTTCATGCCAAACAAGGACACCTTTGCCAATCAATATTCACAACGTCTGTGAAGACAACGATGACAATGACATCCATATCTTCGCAGGTCTTGTTAAGCAAACCTTCAACCCAACATTAAGCGGTACGGAGGTTTTGAGCATTGAATCGACAATCTTCATGCAACCAACTGAAGACGGTTATATCCGCCTCGGAACTGGCGATTTGACCAAAGAATCGCATTGGGATGTTGCAACCCAATCGACTGTCGATGGCAAGATTTCCTAATAGCAACCAACAAAAAGCCACCCTCACAGGTGGTTTTTTGATTACTTTCGAATTGGTTCGCCTGCGCCGTCCTTGTACGTTCCTGAAGCGACTTTGACCATGTCCATTATCCAACCGATGCCGAAGAAGTTACAAGTGAATAGTTTCAGAATACCCATGCCGATTCGACCAACATAAAAATCATGAACGCCCAACAATCCAACCACTATCACGAGAATCAGCGTTGTTTGTTTAGATTTCGGACTCGTTCTTACAACATATTTGTGTTCGTCTTCTGCCATTGTTACTCCTTTAGAATGTTTATCTGTCTCAATTATACCACCCCAACTGAAGACAAGATGAAGATAAGCACATCAAATTAAATAGGATTAAATCAAATGTCACTCGAAGCAGTTTCAATATCTACAAGTAAATATGTCACAACCGTCAATGCGAAGATTGATGACCATGTCTATACCGTCCATAAGATGGGCGCAGGAACGCAACTCGACCTCTCAAGGGAAATGAGTACCCTTATGAAGGTGCGAACCGACCTTATGAACCTTGAAGCCAAGATGAAGAAAGCAGGTTCAGAGGAAGAATCCGAGAAGATGCTCCAAGAGAACATGGACAAGCTCGAAGCGTTCGACAAGGTAGTGAAACGAATTGAGGCAATCTTTATCGGTATATTTGATGACCGAGAGGACGGCAAGAAATCCGAAAAACTCGTGCATATGCTAGGAATCGACAACATTCAGAAAGTATATACCGAGATATTTGATAAGGCGGAAAAGGAAGAAGATGCCGAAAAGTAGAAACCTACTCGAATTGATGCGCCCTGAAGACCGCAAAAAGATGTTGGTCAGATATAAGGAGCGTACGGCAGATAAGAATATCAACAACAAAATATCCTCCGAGATGTATATGCTCGCCGAGTTCGGACTGATGTTTGGATGGCAAGCTGTCATGGACGTAAAGAACGATGCTATCACAGGCGAAGAAATGTTCGCTCTTTTAGAGGCAGGAAGAAAGGTGCTTGCGAATCGCCAAGTTGAGCGAGGTGTTGCCACTTCTGTTGCCATCGGAAGCCAGTTCTCGAAGCATCCGAATCAAGAGTTTGACAAAGGCATGAGGGGATTCATAGAAAGAGGTAAAGTGTAATATGGCAATCGCAGGTCAGATTGAATATAAAGTTACTGTCGATAGTTCAGGACTTAAGAAAGGTTTAGCCGATGCCAAGAAAGAAGCGAGCAGTTTTTCGAGCAATCTTGCATCGATAGGACGTGCAGGAGTCAAGGGATTCTTCGGCGCAATCGCAACAGGCGCAATTACCGCAACAGGCTCGATGATAAGTGTCGCTACGAGCGCAGTAAAAGCCTATTCTGAGTACGAACAGCTTACTGGCGGTGTCGAGACATTGTTCAAGAAGTCGGCAAATACCGTAATGAATTATGCGAACAACGCATATAAGACGGCAGGATTGAGCGCAAATGAGTACATGGAGCAAGCGACAGCATTCAGCGCAAGTCTTTTGCAGTCACTTGGTGGAAATACAGAGAAAACCGCCAAAGTCACAGACATGGCAATTACCGACATGGCGGACAACGCAAACAAGATGGGAACTGCCATCGAGTCGATACAAAATGCATATCAGGGCTTTGCAAAACAGAACTACACGATGCTCGACAATCTTAAGCTCGGTTATGGTGGCACGAAAGGCGAAATGGAACGTCTTCTCGCCGATGCGGAGAAACTGTCAGGCAAGAAGTATGACATCAGCAATCTCAATGACGTGTTCGAGGCGATTCACGTTGTACAGACTGAGCTAGGCATTACAGGAACGACTGCAAAAGAGGCGAGCGAGACAATATCAGGTTCGCTCACGATGATGAAAGCTTCGTGGCAAAACGTACTTGTCGCTATCTCAGACGATACGCAGGACTTCGGAAAAGTCATAGACAACTTCGTCAAATCAGTATCAACCTTTGCGAAGAACATCATTCCTCGAATCGGAATCGCTCTCAAAGGCGCAGTCAATCTCATCAACCAACTTGCGCCGATGATTATTCAGGCTATACCACCATTATTTGAGGCGTTACTCCCTGCCATCATGGAAGCGACTGTTGGACTGTTGAACGCATTCGTGGCGAATCTTCCTGCGCTCCTTCAGGTGCTTGTCGATGCGCTTCCGATGTTCGTCAATGCGGTTCTTCAGATTGCGAATGGAATCGTGGCGATTCTTCCGCAATTACTGGTCGTGCTATCTCAACTCGTCATCGGTATCGTGCAAGCTCTCATCAAACCTGAGAATCTTCAACTCATGCTGAAGGCAGGATTAACTCTACTCGTCAAACTGGTCGAAGCTATTCCGCAGATAATCACAGCTCTTGCTCTTGCCATCCCTGACCTCATCGACTCAATCGTTGAATATCTGACGAATCCTGAATCGTTAGCACTTGTCATCAAGGCAGGTATCGAGTTGTTCATGGCACTTGTGAAGGCTGTTCCGCAGATTCTAGGCGCATTATTCGGCGCATTCGGAAAATTATTTGCAAATCTTTGGAAACGTCTTGCAGGGCTGTTTCAAGCCTTTGCAGGTAACTTCGGCAACGCTATCGGGGCAGTATTCAAGGGCGCAATCAACAAGGTGCTTGAGTTCATCGAGAACTTTATCAATGCTCCTATCGACCTTATCAACGGCTTCGTGGATAAGATAAACAGCGCATTCGGTTCAATCGGTGTCAATATCAGTCAAATCGGACGAATCAATCTCGGTCGCATGGCAACAGGTGGCATCGTGCCATCAACGGCAGGTGGTCGGCTAATTCTCGCAGGAGAGGGCGGTCAAGACGAATGGATTGTTCCTGAGTCCAAAATGGCTTCCATGATTGAGCAGATAAACGACAGAACAGGTGGAACGGTCGGAAGCGGAGTCACTATCAATGTGTTCGGCACGTTCGCAACGTCTGAGGCTGAACAACGCAGAGTAGCAGAGCAGATATATGACAAGCTACAAGAAATCAATAAGGCAAGAATGGGAGCATACCTATGATTTATCAAATGACATTGGCGGACAGTTCCGACACTATAACGTTCAATCTTCTCGAAGTTCCGATTGTCGATAAAGATATTGAAGGAGCGGTGGATAACGTCACGCTAGACGGCAACCAATATACAGATTATCTGTATCTGAAGAAACAATACATTCAGAAATGGTCAATCATGAGTGAGTCAGATTACACCAAATTGAGAGGCTTCTATACAAGGCAATTCGCAACCGCTACTCCTGCGACATACACCCTGTTCTATGTCGAAAATGGTGTCACGACTACGCTCGTGCCAATTACTCACGTCAGAATCAACCTCTCTGACGGCGGAGTAATTAACGCTTGTGGCTGTCGCAAAGACGTTCAACTAACAATGAGAGAAACTATCGAATGATAACAGCATCAACAGAGTTCAACCAGATTGCTCAATCAACGATTCGACCAATCGCTCAGAAGACGAACATCTCCTTCACTAAGAGTCGAGCAGAAGGGCTGAACTGGTTTATTCTCGACCAGTCTCAACTCGACGGCATAGATATTCTCGCAACCGACACCGATGACTCGATTCAGCCTTGGGATGCTTACGAGTGGGGAGATTTCTCAAGAGATGTCATGAGCATCAACTGGAGTCGCTCAGTCGCTTTCCCATACAATGTACAATCTGCGACCTGCGACATTACGATGAACAATACGCATCAGAAATACACCTACGAGAACGAAGATTCGCCTCTGTACGGATTCATCCTACCGAAGCGACCTGTCCGCATCTACGCAGGCTTCAAGAAGAATGGAACGGCGGAAGTCGTTCCTGCCTTCGTTGGCTTGACTCAAAATATGCCGTCATACTCAGGCACGAATAACTCGACAGCATCATTTACCGCCCTTGACTTCTTAAGCGAGATTGGCAATATGCAACTGACGAACACCATCATGATGCGAGACGTTCGCACAGACGAAGCAATCGCCACCATTTTGAATATGTTCGGCATGGATGCTTCGATGTATGACTTGGCACGAGGCGAGAACGTGATTCCTTTCCTAGACTTGGAGTCAGGACTGAACGCAGGGAATATCTTGCAGAAACTTATACAAGCTGAGAATGGTTCTCTTTGGCTCGATGAAAAAGGCATCATCCGCTTTGCGCCTCGATATGCGGACTTGGGCAGGCTTCCTGTCATGACATTTGATGAACAAAACATCGTCTCGATTGCGCCGTCTCGAACAGACGGAATCATCAACCGAGTCAAGATTACGTCAGATATTCGCAAGATTCAGGACAAACAGCCGATTTTTACAATGACAAATGAGAATGGTTACGAATCGAGCGCAGACGAAGATTCTTATCGTATCAAACCGAATGGGAATACGATTATATGGATTTCGTTCGATGACCCAATATGGAGCGCAACTCAGAATCCTGTCTTGAACGGCGCAAATGACGATTCAAACTTTACCGCTGTCGATTTATCAGGAAATGCCGTTACAAGCGGTTTAATCGCCACAGGAACGCTTTTCTCCGATGCCATGAAGATTGTAGTCACTAATACGAACAGCTTCGCCGTATCGCTTTCTTACATGGAAATATGGGGAGAACCTGCGAAGGTTGTCGATACCATCAAGTACGATGCATACGATGAAGACTCTGTATCAGAGTTCGGCGAGATGGTAATTGATATTACAGAGAACAACTTCTTCGGCTCGTACGACAATGCTGACCACTACGCAGAAGACATTCTGAAGAAACGAGCAGGATACAGCCCAACCATGAAGCTCAAAGTGAAGGGGAATCCTGCCTTACAGCTCGGAGACATTATCAGCATCGAGGGTAAGTACGCAGGAGATTACAAAATAACAGGAATCACGTCCGCTATCTCGCAATCAGACGGATTCGCTATCGAAATGACGGTCGAGAAATATACGATTCTGCTTCCGTTCATTCTTGACGAGTCTATCTTGGACGGCTCGGACGTGCTAGGAGCGCAATAATGGCAATAATCAAACAAGTACAACATTCAGGCTCGGTCAGGACATCGACTCTATCAGGCAATATCGAGCTGAACGAAGCGACAGGCGAACTCATCATTCGCAACGGAGCTAATGTCCTCACTCGCATCAACTCTGAAGGCTTCACTTACTCAGAGACAAGCGGACTCCGCCGTATTCGTATCGGTTTGAATCCGAAAGACCAGTCAATCGGCATCTATACTTCGAAGCCTACTATCGATGTCATAGACGAGTTGGAGAGCGATTGATGTCTGCTAATAACTTCCTATTAACGACAGCTTATCCTATCGACAAAATTGTCTATATGGTGCAAGGCTCATGGACTCCGAGTGGGTTCGACTCTGAATCAGGAGTGGCGCACAATATAGAAACATATCGAACAGGAATCGATGCTCCGCACTTTGTCATAGGCGAATGGAGCGTTGATAACTGGCAAACATCGTATCCGCTAGGCGCAGGCAAGTATGCAGGCGAATGGTATCGTAGAGATTCAAGCTCGCCGATGTATGAGAAATATACATCCGTCAATGCACTCGGATATGCAGGAGAGTCATTCACAAGCGTATTCGGAGACAATGGTTTCGCAATAGGGCTTGCATCTTCTTACAGCGCAGAAATCAAGTATAGAGCCTATGTCTTAATCCCTGAGAGTTATCTCAACGCAGAAACTCCGAAAACAGCATCGTTGTCGAACCCATTCAACCTCGACACTCGCTCGAACTATCCAAAACTACTTGAGGATAGACTCCTTCAGCTATCGCCGAACACTCCTGTGACGATATACCACAATCTAGGATATAAGCCGTTCGTTCGAGCTTGGGATTCGCTAATCGCTGAAACATATGCAGACTGTGTATTCACAGACAGCTCAAACAGTATCAAAACGTTGGACGAGCAGAAGATGGTAATTCAGTCACAGTATTCAAGGTTTATGTATTATAGGATGTACTCAGATGAAATCTAGCAGATATATACAAAATACCGATTTCGCCACACTCAAAAATGACGGAAAAACAGGCTTGTCGATAACGATACCGCAAACCGCTACCATTCAAAACGGTGTCTCTCGATATGTCATAACCTCCGCAAACTTCATGGTGGGCAATTCGAAATCCGAACCGCAGTTTATCTACGAACTAGGCGATGGGAGCTTAAGAACGAATAGGTTATACGAGATTCCATATACGCTTCGCCAATACTCGACAATCGACAACCAATGGCACAATAGTACGCAATACTACAGGGCGCAGGTCGTTCGAACAGGAGAATCTAGTTATCGGTTGGAGGCTTATCTGACAGTTGATTGGAATTATAGTCGATATAATGCCACAGCCACATTCGATTCACAGACGATTAAATTATACGTTCATACGTTCTTGAACCCATTCAGCCAGTAATTCCTTCGCCACCCTTATTGCTCGAACAATGAGCAATATGAAACTACTTGAATTAAATCGAATTGCGATATGGAGACCGAAACTCCTTGATGATTTCACAATCAGAGAGTCAGGTGTCGGCAGACCATACGTAAAAAATAAGATACTATCAAAAACCACAGCGAAGACTTATCGCTACGCTAAAAACTACGAAAGAGACGGAAAGCACTTCTGTCTTTTTGTTGTTTCTTACTCGAAGAAAGCAGATGAAATCGAGAAAGAACTCGACAAGGTAGCGAAGAAAGTAGTTATACCTGAGAATCTCTCGGATTTCGAATATACTAAACACTTTTTGACGGAGGATAAATAATGCCACTCGTAACACTTCCATATCCAAATATGGACTTTACCCCTCTCGATATTCTGACGGCGAATGAACTCGACCAACTTGTCGCTAATATCGAAGCCATCAACAATACAACCGCAATCGCAACCGCTCTCAACGATGCGCTCTATTACAAAGCAGGCGATACAATCACGCTCGACCAAGACAAGACACCACCACTCTCAGGACTGCTTACAGGCGGTAACGGTAGCATTTGGCTCGGTGTGCCAGTCAAGAAACGTCTCGACAATATCACATCAATTACTTGTACGGCATTCTCGGCAGGCATTCGTTGTAATGGGGTTTATCTTGGCGGTTCAAGCCCTTATGACTTCCTGTCAAACGCTACAAGCACCACCGTCAAAATCGATACCGAAGTCAATATGATATATCTCAATCTCTCGAAGTCTGGCGGATGGGGTGGAACAAACAACACCGCAATCTCGGCAGGTAACGTTACCGCTTCATTCACATTGAGTTAATAAAAGGAGGAAATATGGAAGAAATCACACCTGAAGAACTCGCAGTATATATCAAGGAAAATGAGCGAGAGATTCAGAATGACGTTGAAGCAGGGGAGGGGAAATAATGGCTACTTGGAAACAACTCAAATCTTTCAACCCTGCCAAGATGGGAAAGCAAGCAGGATGGTGCTTGAAGAACGTTGCGCTCGGCTTCGGAATCTACGGAGTCAAAGGGGCTTTACCTTCCGCAAAAGCAGACATGGAGTTCAACAAAAAGAAAGGAACGCTTCACGATATGTCTTCATTGCCGAAGAATGTCGCTGTTCCTGTTTTCGTTGATACATCGTCAATCTATGAACATATTATGGTCTGCGACAAAGGTGTCTATTACTTTGACGGCAAGAGGCTCACTTCAACTAGAGGAATGAAGTTCTTCGGATGGGGAGAGTTCTGCAATTCTGTTCGTATCGTTGAGAAAGTAGCTACTCCTGCTCCTACTAAGAAGACGAACGAGCAGATTGCTGACGAAGTAATCGCAGGAAAATGGGGGAACGGCTCTGACCGCATCAACCGCCTCAAGAAAGCAGGATATAATCCGACCACTATTCAGAACATCGTGAATCAGAAGCTAAGCGGAAAGAAGCCTGTCTCGAACGCTCCGAAGATTGGAGACAAAGTCAAAACGACTTCGGCTCGTGACGTGTTCGGAAACAGGCTCAATCTTCGGATTATCAACGATGGTCAATCCGTATGGAAGAAAACGGCAGATAAGAATAAAGCATGGCTATACAAAGGGGCGATTTTACGCTGTGTCGTTCCTGTTTCGTCATTAAAGAAAGCGTAGGAGGAAAAATGGAAATCTTAAATCTCGACCCAATCGTAGCAGTTGTTATTACTGGAATGGTCGCAGGTGTGGTGGAACTTATCAAACGAGCGTTCAAGAAGGACTGGAAAGCCGTTATCACGATATTGGGCGCAGGCATTACAGGCGCACTCTGTATCATCCCATTCGGAATCAATCCGCTATTCGGCACAATCATCGGACTTAGCGCATCAGGGTACGTCACGATTGCTCAGAATGTCGGCAAGGAGCAACTCTAATGGTCGAATTAAAACAAACAAGAGGCGATACGAGAGGATACAAATTCACTCGTAAGAATGGCGCAGGGCAGACTATCACGACCGCTCCTGATGCGCTATTCGTTACCGTAAAGACCGATTGGAACACAGGAGACATCGTGTTCCAAAAGCCGATGGAAGAAATGACACTCGATGAAGAAGGAACGTGGCATTGGCACACCGAACCTGCTGATACCGCAAAACTCCCATATGGCAAATATTACGGCGATGTTGAAGTCCATAAGAACGGCGGAATATTCACGATAAGCAAGTTTATTTTTGAGGTAACTGTTGAAGCCACATGGTCAAGCGGAGAGGAGGAGTTCTAATGCAAGAGCAAGAAATACCAACCATAAACGAAGATGTCGAGCAAACCATACCAGTAGAGTATGACAACGAACCGATTCAAGGTATCAATGCCACCATCCAAATCGGCGATGTGACTACAGGCGAAGCAGGCACAGACGCTTCTGTCGAGAATGTTGGCACTCCAACTCATGCTGTCTTGAACTTCACGATTCCAAGGGGACTCAAAGGCGAAACAGGCGATTCGGCCACCATCAAAATCGCAGTTGAAGCGCAACAGCTACCAAGCGGAAGCGCACCAACCACATCAATCGTCAATTTAGGTGATACGCACAACGCAGACTATAAACTGACAATCGGAATCCCTAAAGGCGAAACAGGCGATTCGGCAACGATTCAAATGAGCGCAACTGCAACGACACTCGCCGCAGGAAGCCAAGCCACCGCCACCATCACAAACAGCGGCGATTCACACAATGCGAACTACGTGTTGGCTCTTGGCATTCCTCGTGGTGCGGATGGACGAGATGGCGCAGATGGGCAATCGGCGACAATTAAAGTTGGAACTGTTACTGTCACGACACTGACAGAGGGCAGTTCAGCAACGGCAACCGTCACAAATGTTGGCACGAGCCGAGATGGCGAATTCAATTTTACTTTCGGAATCCCTGAAGGGAAGAAAGGCGAAACAGGCCAACGTGGTAGCGTTAAGAGCCAATATGTCGCAGAACTACCAGCATCAGGCGATGAGGACACATTCTACCTAGTCGACAGAGATTTAGAAAGCCACACCGAATCTGGCGAATATATCACACTTGAAACGACCCAGACGGCGGCGGCGATTCAATCCGCTCAACTCAACGGCAACGCAACGCAGACCACTTATAGTGGGAAGAATCTGTTCGGCATAGAGGACGCTTCGGCGATTACGCAAAACGGAATAACGGTTTCTGTGTCAAACGATACAATCAACATAAATGGAACGGCTACCACGTCTTTCGGCGTAGTCATAACAAGCCTCAAAAAAGATATAGTTTTTGAGAATGGAACGAGCTACACATTCTCGAAAGAAACGACAGGCTCAGTTGATGGCAGTTGGGCATTACAATTCAGAGATGCGAATGACGCAACAATACTTGAAACGAATCCGTACTTTTATCCGACAACCGTTAGCAACGCAAGCGGAACGGCAAAGGCGATTAGGCTATATATCGCAAGTGGAAGAAAATTCACAAATTACACCATCAAGATTCAACTTGAAAAAGGCAGTTCAGCCACTTCATACGAACCCTACGTTGGCGGAACTCCTGCGCCGAATCCAGACAGCCCACAACCAATCTCGGTAGTTACAGGCGAGAATGTAGTAAAGGTGGTGGGGAAGAATCTACTCGCTCCGTTCGATTGGACGAGGTTAAGCGCTGGCATCACATTTACAGCATCTAACGGCGGAATCACAATATCGGGAACGGCAACCTCAAACGCTTTTATGTGCGGGAACGCTGAAATGGTCAATAATTTTCCTCATGCCATTTTGCCAGCAGGAACTTATACACTCTCGGCAAAAGACGGTATGGCAGGCGCACAATTTAGAATCGTTGATGTGAGCAGTTACACCGTTCTGGCATATTGTGAGGCGCAATCGACTACATTCACACTAACCGAACAACACGAGGTCAGTATAAATGCCAGAGTATCATCTGGAACGGTCATAGCTACACCAGTTACAATCTACCCACAACTCGAACTCGGCTCACAGGCTAGCGACTACCAGCCATATCAAGGGCAAGAGTTTCCAATCGACTTAGGCTCAATCGAACTCGCCAAAATACCGGGTTCAGATTATAAAGATAAAATTTTATACGACAAGACAACTGGAAAATGGCGCATTGAAAAACAGGTGGGGAAGGTGGTGCTAGATGGAACAGAAGCGTGGCCATATTACTCAAGTTATGGCGGTTTCAGATACAGAAATAATGACTTCAACGTTTCTAGCAACAACCCATCCGAAGATTTAATCTGTTCGCATTTTACAGTAGCGACAGTAAGAGGCACATCTCCGACCGCACCTGTCATAAAGACATACGCGCTAAACACCGACTCAACGTATATCTTTTTATGCGATGGAACATCAGATGTCGATGCTTTCAAATCATGGCTTTCTACTCACCCAACCACAGTCTATTACGCACTCGCAACCCCTACCACCACAGAAATCACAGACCAAACACTCATTGACCAACTCGAGGCACTAGCAAGCGCAACACTTAATCAAGGTGTGAATAATATCTGGATAGAGATAGCGACAGGCAACGCCATGCCAACGCTAGAGTTGAACTGGGTCGAGTGGGAAAAGCACAACAGGCACAACGTCTATATTTGGAATGACGATATAGATGATTGGCAGGTTATAGTTCAGTAAAAACTGAGGACTTATGTCCTCTATCCTGCCCTGTCATGGTCTCCTTACAGGGCAGAAATGAGGGCATAATCCTCGCACCTTAAAGATTGCTCGACAAGGGGGTGTTGTTATGAGCAAGCAAAAGAGATGGAAGCGAAAGAATCGTAAGCGGACGAGAACTTTCTCAGGTAGTAATACGCATCATCTTCTCTACCAAGGCAGACATTGGACAACACCATATGCCAAACGAATGAGAACAGCGATGACACGACAATTACCAATTAGGATTCACAATGAATTGCACAATGTCATACTGCACGATGTGCCTAAACCTGCCGAGAAACTGCTTGAAACCGCTTACAAGGACTATTTGGAGCAAAAGACGATAATTGACACGTTGGGAGTCTGTCAGCTCATTCTGTGGCTTTATGACGAGATTCCTGACGAAGCGTTCAGAGCTTGCATGATGGTTCAGTATCGATTCTTGAGCGAAAAACTCATGGGCGGTTGATACAACCGCCCTTTAACAAGAAAAGAAGAAAGAAATGGCAAGCAAAACGAAAAACGTTCGGAGTAGATGGAAAGATATACCTGAAAATGTGAAGAAGGTGTCCGCCTTTATTTCTGCCATCATTGTAATTGTGACCGCCTGCGGTTCAGTTCTCTCATGGTTCGAAGGAAAAGTGACGGAACATATCGACAAGAGAGTGTCCTCGATGGAATCGACCGTCAATGATATTCGTCAAGATACTGTCCGCCTACAGCTCGACAACCTCATCAATAACGATTCAGAGAATATCGAGTCAATACTGACGGTGGCTCGGCAGTATTTCATCGAAATGAAAGGCGATTGGTATATGACAGAGAAGTTCAAGACGTGGGGAAGGGAACATAACGTTGATTTATCCGACTTTTCATTCACACACTCCCCTGCTAGTGTTCAAAATTAAAATATCGGAGTTCGAGCCATACTCCGATAATACTTTGGCATAAAACAAAAATACTCAGACATAACTTCTCCATGTTCAGTACCCTGTCTCACTCGCAGTTGGCAGGGTACTTTTTTATGCGAACAACAAACCGCCCTTTTCAGGCGGTCTGTTGAACATTCGAAAGGAATACAACATTGTATTCCAACGCAACAATTATATTGTAGCATGAATTGAGCAATACAACAATCTGTGATATAATAGAAACGTCTTACGATTGATAAAACCCTGTAATTATTTTTGCAGGGTTTTTGCCTTCTTCAACGATTGTCGGAGGTAGCATAATGATGCAACAATCGAACGAACTCATTGAGCCACCAAATATCCCATCAGATGTCAATAAACGTGGATTTGAAGGGATATGGATTCCGAAGGAAATATGGCTCGACACAAATCTCTGCGCCCTTGAGCGCATTCTATACGCAGAAATAGCAAGTTTTGGCGATAAAGGCTGTTGGAAGAAGTCTGAAGACTTGATGGGCTTATTAGGAGTAAGCAAGGGAACATTCCAAAAGTATTGTCGGAACTTGCGAGAGCTTGGATATATAGACGAAAAACGAACATTTGGGCGCATCGTCCGCAAGACAACGCTCGGCTTCCGTTCATCGGCACAAAATCTGCATCAGACCAAAAATTGTGTCGTTCATCAGCACAATGATTGTGCTGTTGAACAGCGTGATGATTGTGCTGTTCATAAAGAATACAGTAAGAGTAATAGTAATAATAAATTATTACTAGAAGAATCCCCTGTGGAAAACTCGAAAAAGACTTATGGGAATCAACAGATAAATGAGTTGTTTGATTATTGGCAAGAACACGTAGGTATTGCTCCATCGAGTAATAAAGCGAATCGTAATGCCTGCATGACACTTATCCGACAACGTGGAGTTGATGGCGCAAAGAGGACTATCGACTATATCGGAAAGGCAATCCGAAGCCAAGACAAGTATGCTCCTCGTGTTTCGAGCTTTAGCGACTTGTACGGCGCATATGGCAAGCTTCCGAAGCTTGATGCATGGATTATCAAAAACTCACCGAAAACGGCTCTGAAGCGTTATGAGACGGCAAATAGCGCAGATTACGAACCGAGTGACGAGGAACGTGCAGAAACGTTGAAGCGCATGGCGGAGGCTCGCAAAAAATTATTCAGTTAGGTGCGGTCAATATCAACTAAACGAAAGGAAGATATGACTACCGACTATAAGTCATTAACGAAAGCTCTCTCGGCGGAGTTATTGCGCCGAGAATGCCGATTGTCTGAACGTCAGTTGATGCTCTTACAATGGCAACAAATAGGGGAGGGGAAATTGAAACTGAGACAAAGGGAAGTGGAGTTATCCGAAACTCTCGTCAAAGCTCTTGAATCGCTCCCCTGTTCAGACAGATATGTTTTCGGTCGCTCTCCCCTGTTACCACCTGAAGAAATAGAGGAGAAACATCATTTCATACTCTTTAAGAGGTAAAACAAAAGGCTCAGGCAAAATGCTTGAGCCTTTTTTGAATGAAATAGGCAAAATCTATTGACATTATGCTTAAGGTGTGATAGTATAGAGATAGTTCGAATGAAAGAAATAGCACATTCAAAAGCAAGAGAAAAAGACGGTCGAGGAATCGACTTTGGAAGAAATGAATAAAGTCGCACAATGTATATTGAAACATTTCTTAGAAAAGTCAAATGTCGAACAATCTCAACCGTCATGAAAATGACGGATTTTTTATCAATCAGAAGGGTATCAATCGCAAGACTCCGTCAATCTCGCCTTAACAATTCGAACGCAACCAACCAACAAAAACAAACATTAACGAAAGGAGTCACATGACTTACAAACATTTAAACAAACTTACTAAGGCTGAACTTATCAGCATTATCAAAGACTGCGATTACACAATCAACGTCTTGAACAAACAAATTGAACGCAACAGTAGGAGCTAAACGATGGAAACTATCGACAAAATTATCGACTGGAGTGAAAGACATTGGAGAGGTTTATCCATCGTACTATTCGCTCTCTTTTGCTTAATCAACCATTAACGAAAGGAACAACGGCGCAACATGAGCAAGATTAAGTCCTATTACTGGGAAGAACTAACGGAAGGCGAGGAAGATGCAGGACATACTGGACGAGATTCAATTAGCCTTCGATAACTTTGTCATCGATACACAAGCAATCATCGATGAGGCGAAGAAGAAAGCAAAAAAGAAAGGGAGCAAAAAGTAATGGCAGGAACTAAAGAAGGAGGTCGCAAAGCCTCAATGACTAACAAATTAAAACATGGCGAAGACTTCTATGTGAGAATCGGTCGCAAAGGTGGCAAGAATGGGCATACAGGCGGATTCGCCTCGAACCCTGAGCTTGCACGAATCGCAGGAGCGAAAGGCGGAAGACTCTCTCGCAGAGGCAAGGCTCGCCAATAACACGAAAGGAATACAACATGAGTACAAAAAAGCAAATTAAAACTTATGCGGAGATTATCGACATCTTGTCAGATATGTCCGACAAAGATTATCGAGATGCAATTCGCATCTCTCGCCAATATCGCAAAGCGCACAAGATGCTCAACAAAGCAACCGAACGACAGGAACGTCAGTTCATGCTACCTGCGAAGAGTGGCAATAATGCCGAAAGCTCAACTGGTTTGAAGTACGAGATGGCTTAAAGGAGACGATATGAAAGACACAGGAATTGTAAATATACATGGCAAAGAGTACAAGACGGTTGCAAAACGTGTCGATGAGTTCCGTAAAGACCATAAGACGGATATGTCAATCATCACGAACATCATCGTGGCGGACGAGAAGACGGTAGTCATGAAAGCCGAAATCTCAGACAAAGACGGCAGGATTATTGCAACAGGATTCGCCGAAGAAAAGCGAGCGTCAAAGGGAATCAATGAAACGTCAGCTCTTGAGAACTGCGAAACAAGCGCAATCGGTCGAGCGTTGGCGAACTTCGGTCTAGGCGGTGGCGAGTACGCTTCAGCAGATGAGCTTACGAACGCTCTCAAGCAACAACAAGCCTTGCAGAATCAACAACAACCGAAAAAGACTTATGCAAAGCTCAACTTCGATGAGATTCGAGAAACGCTCGACTCAATCGATGACGAGAAGTCGCTTGATGATTACGGCGCAGAGCTGAAGAAGAAGCACGAGAACATGACAGCTAATCAGGCAAAAGCCGTCAGCGAGATGTTCAACAAGCGCAGAGAGGAGTTGAAGTAATGAGAACTCTAACAGCGAGCGAGCTTCAACTAGCTCTTAAGCGCAAACCAAAAGTAATCATCGATGAAGATAAACCTGACTTCACATCGGCGGACGATTCGAACGAACGTGCAGAGCCGTCCGTCATGCCGTCAGGACAAAGTGAAAGGGCATTCGAGTAGATGACATCAACGAGGTACATAAAAGGACGATATATCGGCGAAGACGAGGAAATCTTTCAACAAGGCAAAGTCTATCGAGGAATCTTCGATGTATATGATGAAGGATTCATCTTGATAGTACATCAATCGAGAGTATATAAGAGCAGTCCTGATTTATGGGCATTTAAAGAAGAATGGAAGGAGTCAAACAATGAATGAGGTAATAGCAATCATGTTTCAACTGGTGGGAATCTTATTCTTATCTTTTCTCATCATCATCTTGGTCGCATTGATTGTCACATCAATCATTGTCTTGATTGGCGATGCGAAAGAAAGGTGGAAAGATGACAAATAAACAAATGAAGCTGAATGAGTTGAAAGCCATGGTCAGGGCATGGAGGAGAGAAAAAAGTATGGCAGTTGCCTACGAGATATGCGAGTTTCTAGCAAATAATCTCAACTTGGAGGGAAAATGAGAGGCTACTGTTGCGAATGTCGCAAAGACGTAGATTGCGAGATGGTCAAAGGCGATGCAATATACCCACACCGACCTGACTTGTACGACCTCAACTTTGTCAGATGCCCTATCTGTGGCAACTATACAGGCAAATATGATGGGGAATACCCAACGCTCCCAACGGCGCACATCCGTTCTTGTCGGCGTATGGCGCACCGAGCGTTGGATAAGATATGGAACGACAGGAACAAGAGGGGAGAGTATTACGGCTTCATGTCTGCCCATTTTGGCAAGGACTTTCATTGGGGATTGGTCAGGTCTGACGAAGATGCAGATGAAGCATATAAACAAACAATCGATTTTATGAACTCTTTAATCGGAGAGGAGGGAAAATGACAAATTTCGAGAAACGATGGTGGCATCTTACGGTCGGCGAGGCGATTGAACTCAACAAAAAAGCATTGGAATCGATGGGAGACCCTTCAATAGAAGGCTAACGGATAATAATCACTTTCGTCTTGGCGGAAGACGTTAAACATCCGAATACGTACCTCAACAATTAACTGTCGATGATGCAAAACTTTAGAATGTGTTTTTAAAATGTTCATTATTTTGTAACTTCTTTTTAAACGAAAAAAGCATAGGTATTACTTCCAACGTTATGTTTCGTCTTATTCATCGTCATCGACAAATCACACAAGGCACAGCCTAGAATATTGAAGTTTTTCGTATTCCTTGCATAGCGAGCTGTGCCTATCTGCCGAGAGACAGGGCAATCTCTGTCAATCGGTACATTGAAGACTATCAATTTTAATCAACGATAGTCCGCCTTTTAATTACACATCGTCCTGCGATTTGAGAGAGTCGCAGGACACCTAGAATGAACATTAACAAAAGAGGGAACATGTATCGCTATATAGGAACGAACAAGAAGATATATAAGCTTTGCGAGACTTCCGTGATACTGCGTGGCGGAAAAGAAGCGAAAGTTTATTACTTTATCGGCGAAGAACTTGAGCCAAAGAAGGGAACTCATTATGCGGATGACCTTCCGAAAGGATTCGAGATTGTCGAAGCGCCGAAAAGTGGAAAACCACTCGTCAAAAAGTCGCGAAACTAAACGAGGGCAGAGCGAGTTTGTCGCTCCGCCCCTACGCATCTATAAGAGCCGAGAGTTTATAACAAAGAAAGGAAATCCAATTACTCTTTGTATCGGTCTGGAATCGTGCGTAGGGGGGGGGTTATAAGCCCCTAACAGCAGAGACGGTGTCTTAAATCTTCCGTACGAACATGGTTCGCACGATGCACGAGACGCTGAAAGTAAGCGTCCAAATTAACCGAGAGCATGCATCGGAATACAAAAGGCATGCACATATGACACCGAAAGGAGGGAAATCTCTTATCGGTGCGGTAACTAACAAGAAGGGAGGCAAAAATGGGGAAGAACGATGACGAAGATAGTATCTCGCCATTAAAACAGACAATTATCATGCTCGTCATGTGTCTATTCATAGCACTTGTAATCATGTGGCTCGGACAATGAGCGAAGAGCAGATTCAAGAGGACATCGCAGACTACATTAACGTTCATTATGGACTGGATGTTATTTTCCATCACGACTACGGCGATGGAGCAAAGCTGACATATGGACAAGCGATTAAAAGATACAAACAAAACGGCGGTAGGAGAGGCTTCCCTGATTTGCAGATATGCCAACCGATTGACAGGTGGCACAGCTTCTTCTTAGAAATCAAAAAAGAAGGCATTCGAATCGTCAAACGCAACGGAACATTGGTCGCAGACCAACATATAAGGGAGCAAGCATCAATGATTGAGCAGTTGCGAGAGAAAGGGTATTGGGCAGACTTCGGCATCGGATACCAAGATTGCATCGACAAGATTGATGCATATTTGGGAGGTAAAGCCGATGAAGTCAAATGGACGTGTTGGAATACGTGAGGTCGATGGTCTCACGATTGTTTTTTACGATGCACGAACAGTCTATGTCAAAACAACCTTCGGAGCTTGGGTAGTTTTTCACAGATGGTTTCATATCAAAAGAGGATTCTGTACGAATAACTTCAAGCCATTTACGAAGAAATTGAGGCACAATCGTCATCTGACATACAACTTCATCGTCCAAAAGGCGCAACAGTTCGATATCTCAATCAATGCTTCTCGACAACCGAATCTCGAAGGGAAAGAGATTGTGTATCTACCAACTAAAGGAAGGAACAGAAACAAGGAATGAACATCACAAAAGTGGAGTTATGGCTGAACGAGTGTTACGGCTGTAAATCAAGCCGATACATTCCGCTTCATGACTGGTACTTATCGCTCAAGATGCCTCTGAACAAGTTTGAGGCGATTCGAGTACCGCTGAAACGTGAATGGCTCGATTTCGCTCGAATGATTAAGGAAAAGGCGAACATAGACGTGCCATTCGTAGTCATTCGTACGGACGATAAGGAAATAGAATCAATCATCTACGGTTACGATAACTTTATTAAGCAGATAGAAAGGAGTAATGCTTTGAATATCACGAAAGAACAACAGGAGGCAATCGCTCGTAGTATCCTCGTCAAAGAGGACAAGAGAGACACCGAGACAATCGAGCTGACGAAGAAAGAAACACCTAAAAAACAAGGTATTGTCAAGAAGAATAAAACCAAAACGACAGAGGTCAAGTAATAACAATGTCATTTGCCGAAGATTTGAGTTTTGGAAGAGAGGGAGAGGCGGTTGTTCGCAACCTTCTTGAATCTTCAGGCAATTTTGAGAGCATCATTGATTGTTCAAACGACAAATACTTCCAACAGAAAGATATTGATGTGTTAGCACTCGTGAATGATGGACACATCGCAAAATATGAGGTTAAAACGGACAGAAAAGCCCATGAAACAGGAAACATCGTGTTCGAGATTAAAACGAATGGGAACATTGGTTGTCTCGCCAAAACTGAGGCGGATTTTGTCATGTATTACATTGAAGGGAACGATAGAGTGTATTGTTTCAATGCTGAGCAGATGAGGCGATACCTTCGCCAAAACAGATTCAAACTGTATCGAATGGGAGACAACGCTGAAGGATATTTGTTGAACATCAACCAGTTATTACGAGATAGACAGTTGAAAAGGATTTTATGAGTAAGAAATCAGATATATTGAGACGTTATGAGTTACGACCTTATGCGATGTCTCAAGCAGATATTGGGAACAGTCGAATCGGTTACGAGGACATGATATTCGGCAAGAGGCGCAAGGAGAGAATCTCCAAACGCAAACAAGAGAGAAAGAACAGGAGAAAGGGTAGGAAATGAAGCTTAGAAACAAAAAGACAGGGGAAACATTCAACGCAGTTATAAGAGAATCATCCGACGGCGATGATGACTATGAAATCGTGGTATGTGACCTCGACGCATACGAACGGCTAAAAGGAAAAGGCTCGCCGCTCAAATCACATGTCGTGATAAGCGAAAGATACGAATCGCTCGCCGAGCTCAACGAGGAGTGGGAGGACTACACTCCAGCCGAGCCACTTATCAAGGACGAGAAAATCCGCAAGGCAGTGCGAGCATGGGCTGAGGTATGCGAAATCGAGTCCGATGATGCAATTATGATATCTGGCTTAGCACCTGCTTTTACTAGATTTTATACATCGATGTATGGAATAGACATTAAAACGGAATCGAGTCTAGGGCTAGACGAACACAAGGACTATACCATCGATGAACTCTGCGGAGAGGAGGAAGAATGAGCAAATATAAAGGGCTATTCACATTCGATGAAGACAATCATAAGTATATCCCTATCGCTCAGGCTGATGGGATTATAGACACTATGGACTATGGGCCAGACTCTAAGCCAGCCGAGCCACTCATAAAAGACGAGAAAACATGTAAGATATTCAGAGATTGGTGCGTTGCGAATGGTTTAGACGATGGGAAGTTTAGATATTACAAAAATGGCATTCTGCGCTCAACGATTGATGACGACTTTTCTATATGGTTTGGGCGCCTAGTTCTACACGTGCGATTACGAGAGGGGACAGAATATACCCTTGCAGAATTATGTGGGGAGGAGAAGAATGAGAGAGCTGAAGTTTAGAGTGTGGAGCGAAGAAGATAGAGAATACCGAACGGACTGTGATGTGTTTAGGTTATTCCATGGTAAGACAGGATGCCCTGCCACTATATACAGCGACGAGGGCGATAGGTTTGACATCGAACAATACACAGGGCTAAAAGATAAGAACGGCAAAGAGATATATTGGGGGGATATAGTAAACGTAATTGGGGTAGGTATAGCTCAAGTTATAGATTCTCCAAGTGGAGAATGGATGCTTTATTACAAACGAGAACCTGACGAAATAGAAAACGGTTTCGTGTGCGTAGTGCCAAAAAACAAGCCGAGCGGCTTATGGAAAACCAACATGACTAGCTATATTGAGGTTATTGGCAACATTCATGAGAACGCTGATTTATTAGAGGAGAAAAAATGAAAAAGCGTTGGAAAGTCATGTTTGCGCTCGAAGATAGTTCGATGTGGCGCAAGAGATTATGTACTACTAAGTTGAGAGCGTATTACACATCATTATGGTTGCTAAGAGCAGGATTCAACGTGAGGATAGAGAGGAATAACAATGAACCTCGACAACATGAAAAAAATCATTTTAGAAGCAATCAAAAAAGCAGAGATGGGAAAGAATGAAAGCACTAATTACAAAAGCGAGTGAATGGGATTGGTTTGAAGTGAAAGAAGTCAATTCGATTGAGGATATTCTCAAGATACATCCAAGAGTCGTTCTCGAAAAGATTGATGACGAATATGTGACTATGTTCGGCGATAAGTATAAAGGTTTAGACATAAAGATTGAGATTTATGACGATTGGAGGGAGTAGAATGAAAACCACCACAAAGCAGGAGAAGCCAACACTAAAGAACGGCAACCCAATCAACGAATCGGCACAGTTCGGAAAACCGAACGGCAATCCACGTCACAGCGGAGCATGGAAGAAAGAGGACACACTTCGCTACAAGTGGGAACAGATGTTGAAGCTCGATGATGACGAGTTGCAGGCGATACTAGACAACCCCAAAGCAACAAGAGTCGAGCATATGACTGCCGAGATTCTACTCGACAAGACAATGAAACCTGCCGAGAAGATGTCGATACTGGCAACGCTATCGAATCAAATCTACGGTATGCCAAAGCAGGTCAATGAGAATAAGAACATTGAGATTAAGCCGATATTACCAATGAAGGAGAAGAAGTGACCGAACTTCAAGAAACGACCGCCCTACAAAAGATTGTTGCGATGAAGAAGCGCATCAGAGTTGTGCAGGGCGGTACTTCGGCAGGTAAGACGTATGACATCTTAATGGACGAGCTAGACGAGGCAATCCGACAAAAAAAGATTCTGACAACTATTATGTCGGACACGATGCCGAATCTCCGTCATGGTGCGATGCGAGACTTCATCAACATCGCCAAAGAGACAGGGGTTTGGTATATGAGCGACTGGAACTCGACCTATTCAACGCTCACACTCCCTAATGAATCAATAATAGAGTTCTACTCGGCAGATAGCGAGGATGCACTCGGCGCAAGACGTGACAGGCTGTTCATCAACGAGGCGAACCGTATCAGCAAGGAAGCGTTCGACCAGTTAGAAGTCCGCACAGAGCAGAAGATAACGCTCGACTTCAACCCTGCGAATCGTTTTTGGGCGCACGATTTATTGAACCGTCCTGACGTGGATTTCGTGAAGCTGAACTACCTCGACAACGAAGCTCTGTCCGAGAATATCAGGAAGACACTCGAACTAAGAAAGGGAGACGGAACGTCCAACTGGTGGAGGGTGTATGGACTCGGCGAGATTGGAAGCCTTGAAGGAAACGTGTATCAAGGATGGATTGCGGTCGATGAGATACCGAAAGAAGCTGTCCTGAAGCGGTACGGAGTGGATTTCGGATGGAACGACCCAACGACAGTCATCGCAGTCTATGAGGACGAGAACAAGTCATTGTGGCTCAAACAATGTATCTATCAGTCACAGTTGCCTGTTCCTGCGCTCATAGAACGCTGTAAGAGCCTTCCTGACGGTTTGTTCGTGTGTGATAACGCTCGACCTGAAATAATCGCTGAGATGCAGTCTTGTGGCTTAAGAGCGATAGGTTCAAATAAGACGGCAGGCGAGAAGATGAACGGCAAGCGGTACAATATCGAGCTTGTATCGAGGCGCAAGATTCATTACACGAGAGACTCGAAGGAGCTTGAGCAGGAGTTCCTGACTTATGCTTGGCGCAAGAAACGTACAGGGGAAATCATAGACGAGCCTGAAGACGGTTTCGACCATGCTATGGATGCGATAGCTTATGCCGTCCGAGACATGGAACGAAAGCCGATTGAATACGCAGGAATCAGGTAAAATTGACAAGATTTTGACAAAAAAGTCGTTCATTTTTTGAGTTTTGGGAAATTAACAGGGGTAGATGTTGTAAATAATACAACAAGAAAATGAGCAAAAACTATTGACTTTTATACACCGTTGGAGTATAATGTAAAGTAAGATAAGTTAATCGAAAGGAACAAAATGAACGCAACACGAAGAAGTCATAACAGAATCGTCCTCGAATGCTACATGGCAATCAAGAAAGCATCGGACGAGAACGACACTGACAAACTCCTCAAGGTCATGAGCCGATACGGAAAGAAAACTCGTGAAGATGCACTCCAAATGATGAAGGAAGAACACGCAAAAGATATGGGCATGACGATGGACGAATACGAGGCTTGGCTCAAGGAGGATGACTAACATGGTACATCCAAAATATCAAATCAGAGAAATAATCGTTCGGAAAAATGTATATCCGAAAGAAACTTGGAACAACGTTGTATCAAAGGAACTGATGTTCAAATGCGATGCGGAACGTGTCGTGAATTACAAGAACAAACACGATGCAGTATTCAACGAAGATTTCGAACAATACTGGGTCGTGTCAGAGTATAAGAAAGGGCAATAACATGGACGAGAAGTTTATCGAACGATTCAGCGCATTACAGGACACCACCTGCGGTTACGAAGACCGCAGGGAGCTGACTGAGCAAGAGTTTGCAGAGAAGTACCCAACGAAGAAGGAGATGGGCGAAGAAGCGAAATACTGGCTCGAAATGTACATGGGAACAGGTCGAGGTGTTGGGTGTATATCTGCCGAGATGCGCTATGACGAGAACCCTCGTGTTCGCCAAGAGTGGCGCAATACGGTGGCAAAGATTAAGAGATTCATCGCAACCTGCGAGAAAGAGGCATAATGACAGACCAAGAAACCATTCAGTTTATCCGCAACCTAGTGACGAACCACCGCTCCGACTGTGAGCGGTGCGTAATTGCCGTCAGTAGAGACAAGTTGTTACATTGTGTCCTCGCATCAACTCCGAAACGGTTCTTCAAAGAGAACGGCGAGACGGCAATCGAGATTCCAAAGCTCTCAAAGGACAACGAGCAAGCTTGCATTGAACTCGCTCTATATCTCGGAAGACGTTTAGAACGCTTTGAGAGGGCTGTTAAGGCGAATGCAGGACGTTCTGCCGAATCTCGCCAGAAAATCGCTCAGAACGCAATTCAGGCACGTTGGAGCGTAAAATAAATATGCTATAATAGAAGCGTACAAGCTATAAAAGTACAACCTAGTCAGAGAACCGCCCTACGGCGGTTTTTTGATGCCACCCTTACCGCCTCAATAATGACGGTATGTTCAACAAGTTCAAATCAATGCTCAACATGAGCGATAAAAACAAAGCACCAGTTGGCGGTGTTGAAGCCAACAAATCTTTAACATTCTCTTACCGTTCGAATCCGTATCATGGTTCGCTGACGTGGGATTGGGCAAAGGGAATGGCTTTCGATAACACGTATCCGTCCGTCTCGAAGATAGTGAATGCCTTCATGGAGATACGACCGTACGCTATTGATGCAAACGGCAAGCCAACTCCGCAAGTTCCTGCGGTGGATAAGACATACCATCCGAATAAACAAATGAGTTCGGTCGATTTCCGTCAGGCTCTCGCACTCTCGGTACTTACGCACCGTACAACATACATCCTCGTGTGGCACTATGGCGAAGGTGGCGAAGTCGTTGCAGGCGGTGGAGATGTCACTCCTGACAACATTGCAGGATACACGTTCTTGGAAGACTGCACTATCAGGGAAGTAGAGGGGCGCAAGTTCTACAAGTCTGACTCGCTCAAGTTCGAGTTCAGCGATAGTGAAGTCATCGAGATTTCGGCAGGTTACGACCCATATGACTTATCTTTAGGCTACAGTCCAACGCAAGCCGTCAAGAAATGGGCAAACATCGATGATTATATCGCCTCATACGAGGGCGGATTGTTCGAGAACGATGCTGTTCCTGCAGGTCAATTCATCATTACCGCACCGACCGCTGATGCCTTCAATGCAATCGTAGATGAGATGCAAGCGAAGCATCGTGGCTCAGGCAATAACAATAACGTTCAATATATCCATCGTCCTATCTCGACCGACACAGGCGCAGTCTTGCCTGCGCAAATCGAGTGGATTCCGTTCAGTCAATCAAACAAGGACATGAGCCTTGAGACCATCTTCAAGCAGGTCAATGACAAGATTGACTCGACCTTCGGAGTTCCTGCTTCGATTCGTGGGGTAAATGACAACAACACCTATGCATCAGTCAAGGTTGATGAGCGCATCTTCGTTCGTTGGACGTTGAAACCATTTGCCACTAAGATTTGGACACGATTCACGCATGAGTTGAACCGCATTACAGGCGGACTCGGCTACGCTATCACGTTTGACGTTGAGATTCCTTCAATCGCTGACGAAGAGAAGGTTGATGCGGAACGCAAGAAGATTGAGGCAGACATCATCAGCCAAATGACAGATAAAGGCTATTCTCTCGACTCAATCGTTGATGCCTTCGAGTTCAGCAACTCTTACAAGCTACTTGAGAAGGGCGCAGATGACGAGGCAGTCATCGAGAACGACAAGCCTGATGTAGATACTGGCGAAGAAGTGGAAGACTCCCCTGAAGTAGCCGTCACGAAGCACGTCAATCATCATCATCATGACGAGATTCACAAAGAGGCAGACCAAGATACTTTAAAAGCCCTGCGCCGATTGCTCAATGATTATCTCTCGACCTCGATTAACGAGACAGTCGAATCGTTGAACCAGTCGGCTTCAAAAGACATCTCCGCTATCGGACTTGAAATCTATGACGAGAACGGCGATGGAGTAATTGACGAACAGGAAATCGAGCAGATAGAGATTCCGCAACCATCAGAGGAGCGCAAATATGCACTTCAAGTCGCTATGCTCGCTCTGTTGTACAAGAGGATGTTGCAGAGTGGCGAGAAACGCTACGAAGACACGATTCAACAGTTCAATCTCAAGATAGACATCCCTGCGCTTCAGCATTACGTCATCTCTGACGGAGCGCAGAAGCAGTATGAGACTATCGTCAATAAAATCGTCAATTCATTCTCTGACCAAATCACAGACACGATTCGAGGCGCAATCAATCTCACGTTCGAGCAGGGAGGAGCAGACGGCGCAAAGCCTGCGACTAAGAAAGACTTAATCAAGAACATCAAGAACGTGTTTGATTCAGACCAATGGCGAGTCGATAGAATCGTCAATACTGAAGAGCATCGAGCAGACAATCTCGGTCAAATTGATGCCGTAGATACACTTCAAAAAGCTACAGGACGAGAGTTCGGCTTCAAATGGCGAACGACAAGCGGACATCCTTGCGAGTTCTGCCAATATATGAACGGAACTGTTGTCGCTACTGGCGAAGCGTTCATTCCGCTCGGCGAGAAGATTCAACTCGATGATTCGGTATATATCAACAACTATGAAGACATCCTGACACCGCAGGCGCATCCTAATTGCCAATGTGTCTTTGATGTCGTGGAGTTATAGAGTCATGAAATATTGTTGCAAACATTGTGGGCGGTACATCATGGATATTGAAGGCACGACTATCATTGAGAACCTTGTCTGTCCGAACTCGAAATGCAAGGCGCATCTCAATGTGAAAGTCATTACACCGCAATCGACCGTTGAAGAAATAAATTACAAATTCAAAAATAAAGAACTGCCACCCAAGTTCAAACAATAATAGAAAATACCGCAGGTGATGCCCACCCTTACCTGCGGTTTAGCGTTAATAGTCAAAGAACCACTCGAAAGGGTGGTTTTTTGATGCCACCCCAAAAAGCAACAACATGAAAATCAGACGTATTCAATGCTCATTTGAGCGAATCGTTGAATAACAACATTAAAAAGGGAACTCATGACCGAAAAGCAGAAATCAATCCGATTCAATGCCACCGTCAAGACGAAAGAGATTGATGGCGAGCGAAGAATCGTGTTTGTCGCTTCTTCGAGTACGGTTGATAGGGATTACGAGAGAGTTGATGTTCCGACACTCAGATTACCTTTGAAGGCAGGTGGCGAGATTCAAGTTTCGCAGATTGGCTCTGAAGGTGTAGAGGGAGTGGATGTTCCTCTCATGTTGAATCACTCAGGCGATATTCGTGACGTAATCGGTTCGGTTCGTAAAGCATGGTTCGAGAATGGCGAACTTATCTTTGAAGCAGGCATCTCAAGTCGAGGAATCGCACAAGAGATTCTGACTCTTATTGATGAAGGACACCTATCGAACGCTTTCTCAATCACAATGATTGACTTCGATTACGACTACGATACCGAGACGATACGAAACGCTGAAGTGATTGAAGTCTCTGTCGTATATCGTGGCTCGAATAAGGATGCACGTCTGCTCGCTGTGAAATCCCTTCTCGGAGGCGAACAAATGGAAGAAGCCGAGAAAGTCGAAGCCCCAGTAGCTGAGACTGTTGAAACGGTAGAAGAACCAGTCGGCGAAGCACCTGTTGAACAGGTTGAAGAATCCGCCAACGAAGCCGAAGCCGAAACCGAAAAGGAAGAAGCAGAAGCAGAAGAACCAGTTGA